CTAAAACTGATTTCTTTGGCCTAGTTAGAAACAATAACATCGAAGATTTGAATAAGAAATTTGCGGATATTAATACGCAATATAACAAACTTACAATCAACGAAAAATCTAACTTTAATTTTAATATTAAAATGGGTAAGATTATGGAGACAATGTCGCTTTTGAATGATATGCGCACAGATATGCTTAAAGCCGATTGCGGCAAACAACGCCCAACAGTTGTTTGGTTCTCGGGTCTGCCTGGTCATGGAAAGACCAAACTATCTGGCGACCTCGCAAGAAGAATAGCAAAGGAAGAAGGAATACACACTTTTAGCAGAAATTGTACTGATCAATTCTGGTCTGGTTATGCTGGACAGGGAATTTGTCTTATGGACGATATGAATCAGCGAAAAGATCACAAAGATCATGCTGAATTTCATGCATTTTGTTCCGACGATCAAAAGGATATAGTAGGAGCTGCCCTTATGGATAAAGGAAAGCCATTTTCATCCAGATTTATTCTGGCAACATCGAATTATAACTATATTATTGAATCGCGAGAGATTGCCAATATCGAATCTTTAAATCGCCGTCGAGACTTTTGCGTGTATGTCTATAACAAAGATCTAGCAGAATACAAGAAAGCTAATTTCGGACAAGATCCTCCGAATGAGTGGTGGGAAGGACATCCGGCCCAATTATTCCTGTTTGATTCAGACGTTAAATTCGAACCGACGTCAGACACTTCGGCGCGTATTATACATCAAAACGTGCCAGGATTCATTTGTGAAATCACATTTGAAGAGCTCTATCATATAACGATTGAGCATGAAAGAATGCGAGGAGAAGATTTCCGCAGAAGGGTGATGGAAGTTCATAGAGCAAATGGAAGTAAATTGCTTACTAGAGAAATCACCTATGACAGAGATGTTTTTGATCTCAAGAATATCAAAGAGAGATCACTTGCTAAGCCGAAGACTGTGGCTAGGATTACCACCTATACAGCACCGGGAGATATAGATACATCGTATCTAGCATTTAAGGAGTTACCAATTCGTTCATCCTTCTCACCATTTACATGGGAAGGAAAGGAAGTTGATTTGGCAATGTTTGTGGCTTTTGAGTGCTTACCATACTCGTATCGTGTTCCAATACTTGATTTCCTTGAAAAGATTACAAGGTACCATATAGTCCAAGGCAGGCTCACCATTGCTTGCGCTCGAGATTTCATTATGCAAAATGGACTTGAGAAAGAAATCGCTGTTATTAGCGATAGATTTGGATCTAAATATGGAGAAGATGTAGTAGGAGGAATGACGAGACACGCACCAGAAGTCTACTCACCAGCTGAATTAGCTAAGCGACACCCTGAAGTGAAGTATTACATCTGCAACACGGATAATCGATTGAGTTTTCAGGCATTAATCTTGCATCAATCACCAACAAAGCAAGCTCTTAATCCAATAATTGAAAGACCTATATTGCGTAACACAGCGTTAGCCTTATTTGGACCATCTGGAATAGGCAAAACTTTCCTTATTCAGGAATTGTTTCCGAACGCTGATGACCTTTACAGTGTCAGATTTGAAGAGAACGAGAAATATCCCGCAGGTAAAGTATTGCTTTTTGACGATGTTACAACTAGTCGTCAAACTTTTGATATCTTGAGAGCATACTTATGTAAATACGATAAAGGAGAAGTGGAGTCCGCGCCTTTAATAATAACCGGCAACAATGATACGGATGTTTGGAGATCGCATAAACAAGAGCGAGAAATGGTAATGCGCCGTTGTGTGTTCATAGAGGTTGATTTATCGACCAAAGAGAAGATGAAGAATATGATGAGAGGTAAGACTGTTTCAGAAATTATGGGAAATAAATCAGTAGGAGAACGAAATTTATTAACATCTATAACTGTTCACGGAAATGTGGGCAGTTCCTTATCAGGCAAAGCAATCAAATTTTCGGATATAATGCCAATAATGCAGAATCATATGTTGTCAAAGACTACTACTGTTCCATCCAAAGTAGTGGTAACCTGGACAGTTCCAATGCCAACTGACTTTGAATATCTAATCCAACTCCCATGTGCGTTTGCAGATTATGGTGATATGGTGAAGAAAGTTACAGATTTGGCTTCTCTTAAGATTTTGAGAAACTGCGAAGGAAAATTACGAAAGGCATCAATGGTCGAGGTGATAAAGCAAGCAGCAAAGGTTATGAAATTGATTGAAGAAGCGAGATCAACATACTGCTCAAGTGTAACCGCATTTGTAGCAGACTTCAATAAAAAGGAGTTTAAGATGCCGGAATTTCCACATACTGTGATTTGTTTTACAGACGTTAAGGTCGGGTATGTATGGAGTGAAGGCACAGCTACTGTCTATCTTGTGGATGAGAAAGCCCCATCAATAGTTGAAGTTAAAAGATCAGGAGTTATAATCGCAGGAGCCTTTGTTGGATTCAAAGATAGCTCAGAATTGAGGTATCTCGGTGCTATGGAACGCATGTATAGATCACATGTAGGGAAAGACCTTGATAATATATCGATGACAAGTGAAGATGCAATTGGTAAAATATTGTTTGATAATTCACCTTATGTGGAGTATGTCAAGATAGCTTTTTCAACGCTATCAATCCTTTGTACTTTTGGTTCAATATGGGCACTTTACACCCCCCTTTGGCAAAATAAAAAGGAAACCGTTAGTCCAATTGTAGAGAAAACAGTCGTTAAAACAGTGTATTTAGATAAACTAAAAGATGTTCAAGAGGAAGAGATAGTTCAATTGAAGGAAACGAACTGCGAAGATCAGCCGTGGTTAGAAGAACGTAGCCATAAAGCACCGCGCGGCTATCGGTGGGTATATGATAGTGATTCTCGTTCATGGGCAATTATACCAATCAGAGTTGCCAGAGAAGCTAAGGAAGTAGCACCAGAGCGATCACACAAAGCTCCGAAAGGACAACGTTGGGTTTACGATAGTGAACTCAGACATTGGAGCATGGTCCCAGTGCGCATTGCTAGAGAAAAGTACCAACCAGAAGGTACCAAAGTTAATGACCCACGATGGATAGATCTAGAAGACCGAGATCCCGAAACTGGTGAAGTAGTACGATCTGTGTCAGGAGAATTTGGCATATGTGTCCAAGATGTGATTTATTATCTTCATGAGGGGAGTCAAATAGGGACTTTTACTGGAATGAAAACTGAGAATAAATTAGCATGGCGGCCAATTCCAGTTGAAACTCTTACGGGTTTTTATACCGAAGATCGATTCCTGGAACATAAATTTGAAAAGGTTGTAGACCTTGACATCACTGGTATTAACAGCATGATGGCTCAGATTTATCCGCTTTCAAGTAAGACCGAAATAGACTTAGGATCCGTTTTTGCATTTACATTCGCGTACGGACTTCCATATGATTATGAACAGGGACGCATGTGGCCTCAAGCCCTACAGAAGATGTTTCCAGAAGGAGGACGAACTCAAATTCCACATGATGTGTTCGGATTTATGAAGAGGAGATTTGCCAATTACAAACTCTCGGTTCAGTGTTCGAGAGGGCAAATGATGGAAGGAATGGTTGATATGGCATTATCAACCCAAATAGAAGATTCAGCTCCCAATGCATGTTCCATCTATGAGAATGGTGAGCGAATACTCGGAGGAATGATGATCAAAGAGAGTTTTGGCATAACAACGGCCCATGCTTTCTCGAACTCAGATAGTCTCGAGATGAAGTTGTTTGGTAATGATATTCTTTATCCAATTGAGATTGTTCGTAAGAACAAAGTTGAGGATGTTGCTCTTTTTAAGGTAACTGATCATAAATTTCAGGCGGTAAGGAGTATAATCGGAAAAGCGATCACAGAGAAGAACTTCCAGGATGTGCTCACTCGTAGACCTAAAAACTTTCCAATAGTTATGGTCAATTATAATTGCGAGAAAAGTATTATTAATAACAATCCTGCCATCGCTTCAGCACAAGTAGCCAATACAGCGGACTACTCTCATGATATTGTTGTAGGATATCATGTAAGTCTCGGAGGTATGGGCCACACCGGAGTCACCAAGCCAGGTGATTGTGGTAGCCCTATCTTTTTGAATAACCCTCGGCAGCCTGCTAAATGGTGCGGCATCCATCGTGCCGGATCAGATGACAAATCTATAGCAGCGGGCTTTACTAGGGAATTTCTAGAGAAATTCATTGCTGGAGTAGAAGTTGAAGAGAGTTGTAGACCAACCCGGGAGAGCAAATATATTCAGAGGCATTGCAAACCAGCTATGTCTCAACGAACTAACTTGCTTGAGGTGGGAAAACCAATATTCCCAGTGTTTACACCAGAGAAGACCACAAAATATCGAACTGGTCTAGATTGCGAAAACGAACACGAACCAACGATTAAGTCAACACAGGATTACCGGAATACAGATCACGCGTCATTCTTAGATGCCGGATTAGAGAGATATTCACATAAACTCCAAATATCAGACCAATCTAAATGTGATATCAGAGAAGCTTGTGAGGCAGTCACGAATGATTTAATATCTATCATGCACGTGAAGGAACTTGATGTGCGCGTTTTCACTAAGAGTGAGGCGCTAAACACTCCGCACAAAGATGAATATCCAAATTGTAACCCAATTGATAGAACTGGATCCGCTGGATATCCTTACTCCCAGAAAAATTCAGGTCGTAGTAACAAGGGTAGTTATTTGGCGCAGAATCCGAATAATCAGTTGTGGTATTTCAAAGCGAACGACTCCGCGGCACAGGAGATAAGTTCCAATATCGATTTAATGTGTCAAGATGCAGAGCGTGGAACACAGACAGAATGTGTTTTCACAGCATATCTCAAAGATGAGATGACGACGATGAAAAAGATCTATGATGTGGATGCTCGTAAAACCAGAGTATTCTTCGGATGTCCTTTCGATTTTCTAATATCATATCGAAAGTATTTTTCTGCAGCCATTAGTAGAATATCAGAAACTTTTGGCTTACATCCAATCAAAGTAGGAATAAGTATGAATTCCCTTGATGCCACTCAGTTATATTATTACTTTGCAGAGGTGTCGGATCAAGGTTTTGATATGGATTATCAGAACTGGGATGGAAGTGTGCCGCTGGAATTTACTCAAGCGGTTGTCCGTATCTATAATGGGATTTATCAAGCTTGTTCTGAAGAAGGCGAGTGGAAAGCAGAACATGATGTAGCAAGAGAAGCATTGCACCGTAGTGTTGAACAGGCTTTGGTTGTGTCAGGAAAGAGAGTATTTCAATTTGATCACGCTCAAATTTCTGGCAATCCGGGCACAGCAGTTGATAACAGCCTCATTAACTGGATGTTGACATACTGCGCTTGGCTAAAGCTTGCAAGACAATCAGCGCCAGTTATGGCAAATTATGCTGATTTTAAAAAGCATGTTCGTTGTGCTTTCTATGGAGATGATTTCTTGGCAACCGTACATCCTGATGTGCAATCCTGGTTTCACTTTAATAGTGTGAAGGAAATAGTTCACTTATACGGATTCATCGCCACAAATGCTGCGAAGAGTAAAGGAGAGGTACCAAATTTACAACCATTGGTAAAACTTGAATTTCTCAAAAGACAACTCCGAAATCAAAATGGATATTGGGTAGGAATGTTAGATGAACGAAGTCTACGAAAACAAATGAATTGGATAACATACACCCCTTCGTATGAGCCGGAAACAAGTTCTTGGCCAGAATGCGATGATAAGGATTTGGTGTCTCGTTCAATAAATACAATGTTTGTTGAACTTGCTTTTCATGGAGAAGATTTCTTCAATCAATGGGTGGCGAAGTTAAGATCAGCTTCGCGCGGTAGAGGCATCACTCTCGTTGTTCCGACTTTTAGAGAGTGCTATCGTAGTGTTAATATGCCTATTTAGAGCGTACTTATACGTATGTACGTTCAGCTCGTGTGTTTATTATTATTTAGTGTTTATTTATATTTCATCAATATATCATCAAAATGTCAGGCCTTGGTGAAGCGCTAGAGAGTGGCGGTGTTAGTGGAACCGCTGAAAATGTACCAACTCAGGATGCACAGACTATCCAGAGTAATCCCAAAGAAATTAAACATACATCTGCTATTGAAACAATAATGTTCCTCCTTCTGAGGGACTGGATTTTTCATTCCCGTTACCAAATTAATACTTCAATGAATCCTGGTCATGTTTTTGGAATTATAAAAGTTCATCCTATGTTTTCTCACAAATATGTGAGGTATGTGTACCAAATGTTCAATGCTTGGACAGGCAGTATGGCTGTGAGATGTAGATTTATGGGAACTGCTTTCTATGGAGGATCATTCAGAATCGGGTTTCTTCCCCCAAATGTTAGTGAAGCAGATATCCGTGGAATGGGCACTGAAAATTTGACTGCCTACCCTAATGTAGATCTAGATCCCAAAAATACAGATTGGATGACTTATTCTCCCCCAGATGAAAGAAATGTTATGTTCCATTGGGCTACTAATCAACCCACATCTGATAGACCGGAAACTTTTGGCGGCTATATAGTTTTCTATGTAGTAGGCCCCCTTGTTACACAAAATCCTGAATTTAACTCAATTAGTTTAGTGGTTGAAGCAGTTGGAAAATTTGATTTTGCTCAACCAAATCCCCATTTCGGAAATTCAATTGCTCCCCCGATCAATGCAGGGCCTCTCTCTGTTGCGACATGTACCGATTTGTTTAATCAACGAGGTTGCGATGATTTTATTTGTGATAGAATGAGAGTTCAATATCTTAACTCAACTACAACATCTCTGCAAGTTGGTGGGATTTTTGCTAAAGGTTATAATAATCATTATACAACAACCTTTTCCCCCAATACTATCGATCCGAATTTTCTTGCAATAAGAACGCAATGGGAAAATAATGCGATTAAAATTACAACAGCAGCTAATTGCGGTGTCGATACGGACAAAAGCACGTTTTTGGAAATGTTTCCTTTTCCAACTACAACTCAACGTGTTATTATGAATGCAGAGAAACTTGCTTATAATTCATCCCAGGCTCTATACTCCCTCAATAATTTAAACGTTTGGCAACCAACTGCTATAGCAGTTGAAAAGAAATTCAATTCTAATAACTTTAGAGTAGCCTTTAATCCGCAAAATAGTGCTGTGTACTTTGCCGACTATCCTGCTGGCAATTCATCATTTTTGTGTTTGGCTTTAGATAATGAGGGTCCGATTTCACTGGCTGCATGCGCGATAACCGCCAATTCCACCAGTATGGCACCAACGGTCGCAAATGAATCAATTGTTCTGTTTACAAATGTTTATTCAAGATCTATGAACATTCAAACTTTGGACATGAGACGAGATTTGGGCCAAACAGCAGGATTAGATAATTCTGTTAGCCATCTATATGCAGTGAGAACAGTTGATGATCCTGACCCAATTAGAATTTGGAGGCTTAACCCCAACGGATTTTTCACAACTAGTGCTCTTTTAGCAGATGTTATTTTCGAACCCCAGGCAGAAGTTTATTTAACCTATGAAGGCCCATGGCCAACTAATAATCCTCTCCCCCCCCAGAGTGCATATTCAATGCGCTATAGTAGAGAACTTATGCGAAACAACAAGGAAGGCGTTTATTCATGTTAATTTACTTATATATTATATACTTTCAATTTGCTTATTTATATTTATTATTATTATGTTGAAGTGTTTCATCCATCATCTTAAAATGACTCATCCGGTGAATTGGTCAATCCATGATAGCCCAGCAGCATGTGATGCTAAATTATTGGAAGGTTGGAGAAATATCCGCATGCCATCTTTGGTATCGCGCCCGCCATATCCAATGCTCGGTGCTATGTTTCAAGAACACATGGGCTATAAAAATCAGATTGCAACCAAAAGTAGAGAAGAGCTACTGTTTATGCTAGAATCGCTGCTAAATAATTCTAACAATATGGCACTTGCAGGGCAGTATCACTGTACCGCTGAGTGGTTTAAAACTCAAGTGTGTACCTGGTACGTAAGACGACGTCTGCAAGCATTGCGATTGGAAACAAATACAACTATTTCTTTGGCTGAGGAGATAGTTAGCAACAGTAGTCAACCATCGACATCACGCCGCGGCACTCTTATGGAATGCTATGTGACTCGGAAGAATTCAGATCTCTGCAGAAGTGATGATCAGAAAAATAACATTCTGATTGATATCGCTCAGACTAAGAAATTACTTGCACAAGCTAATAATTCGATGCACCAATTATATCAGGCTAGAAGAATTGGTGATGAGCAGAAAACTCAATTTGTAGCGTTGCTTACCAATGCTAAATCGAATCTGTCAGAAATGGCAACAATAGTTAACCACGTTAAAACAAAAGTGGAACCTTGTGTAGATGATTCACTTAGTGATTCTTAAACTTTCAGTGTTTGGTTTTAATAATGGAACGCCCACCTGGTTCAAGTGGATTTAGTTACAAAAATAAATTAGCCATGGATTCATTTCTGAGTACCTTTGATGATGCACCCCCACCATCATATGCATTATCCCAAGCCGAAGCGGTGAGAGATAGAATGTTAGCTTCACAGAGTGGCATAAATAATGCTGCCGAAAGCGCACAATCCTCCCTATTCAATAAGGCACAGTTGGGCAAAGGTATTTCAGATTTGGGTCAACAAACTCCCTCCCCGGTATCACTTTCTGCAGTGGTACCGAGCGTTGCATCTACGGCAGCGAAAGGCGCATCTTTAGCGTCACGTGGTATGGGTTTAGCTCCTTTTGCAGCGGCAAATCTTATAGGTTCCGGTATTAGCGGAATTTCAGGATACTTCCAAAACAAGGAACGTATCGCATCACAAGAACGGATGCAACAAAAAGATTTTGACGCAGCTTCAGCAGCTGGCCTATATCACCCCTCCCAATTTCAGGGCAACGGTGGAGCTTTAGGGCTTTATCGCGGAGGTCAGATCCAAAAAGGTTTGAGAACTCCAAGAACATCATTAATTATTTAACCATATATTGATGGAGAGTTATTCGGCATCCGCCGACTCTCAAAAGTGCTTATTATATCATATTATAGTGTATTAATAAACCTTGATTATTTATTTGATCAGAAAAACGAGCGTATTTTTACTTTTATTGTAAATTTGAAATACTAACTTAAGAATTATACCCTCGTTTTGGGGGCTTAACCTTATGTTAGACCCCAACCTCAGAACCACACTCCAAGCGAGTCATGTGTACCGGATGTATTTCCTGTTAGTTGTTTGGGCCGACTGAGTCGTGTAACCCACGGCATCGGCGCCCTCAACGGTCGGATTGCATTAGGCGG